TCTTGAAGCTCTGAATGCTCTGGCCCCCGTCCACGGCCTTTTTCAGCTCTCCCCGAATGTCTTCGAGCACCTCCATCGCGGTCACCTGGGCCACGGTAAAGGCCCGGGCATGGGCCTGCTGCCACACGTCCCGCCACGAGTTGGGGCTCAGGGCATAGCCCTTTTGGTTGAAGTACGCGATGGCTTCATCAAAGGGCAGGTTGCCGTATTTTAGGGCTTTGGCCATAGGGTCCAGGGGTTCACGGTTCACTTTCGCTGGCGGCGTAGCCGGTAAGGCCGGCCGCGAACATGGCCCGGGCCAGGAGCTCCTGAAACGCCGCGCTGTTCAGGTCCGGGTAGAGGCTGTAAATTTTTTCTCCGATGGCGCCCAGGTCGTCGGCCTGGCGGATTTCCTCTAAAACCGGCTCCAGGAGCGCCTGGATAGCCCCCTCAGCGGCCCGGGCCCCCTGGTCCGACAGTTGGTCCGCGTGGTCCTGGGAAAAGGGCGTGCGGGGCTTCTGGGCGAATTCTGGGGCTTGATCCGTCTGATCTGTCTGATCGGGCCGATCCGACCGATTTGCAGAGGGCGCCACCACCGCCTCCCCCGCCTCGGGCGGGTCGATGCCATAGGTCTCGTAAAAGTACTGCTCGGTCACCGGGAGGCCGATGTCTGACACCAGGATTTTATCCCGATCCGCCCTGGCCCGGAGGTCTTCCTCGGGCTCGCAGCGGGTGTGAAGCCGGGGGTAGCGGGTCACGTTGGGGTAATTGTAGTCCACAATCCAGCGGATGAGGCTTTGGTTCAGGCACTCATCCAGCAAACCGGCGTCCGACTCGGTAATGTCCGCCTTGGTCTCCTCCTGGCTGTTTTCATTGCCTAATTTGCCCGGGGTCCCCTCGGTGGTGGCGGTCTGCCCCAGGACCGCCTTGGAAATTTGCTTATCCATGTACTCGCAGAGGGTCTCATAGGTGACCTTTCCGGCCCGGACCGCTTCCAGGAGTTCGATGGCCATTGTGTCCGGGATCTTGACGCCGGTCTCGTTCTGGATGGCGTCGATGGCATCCAAAAGGGCCTGTTGCTGTGAGGCATCGGTCCCGGGCGGGTACTTGCCAATGGCCGTGGGCATGCCGTATTTTTCCAGAAAAATCAGCCAGAACTTAATCCCGTTTTTCTTGAACCAGACCGGCCACCAGAGTTTCTGGCCCAGGCCCTTGCCGTAGGGATTATCGCTGGATCCGCAGGTGAAGAGGATGAACTTGCGATCGGGCACGGGCTCGCCCTCGATCATATCCCGGGGGGTCAAAAGCCGCATGTCCCGGTCCATCGTAAAGCTGAACCGTTTCGGGTGCTTGGCCCGGATCACCCGGGGCACGACGGCATGGTCCCGGACCGTCCACATGACCTCGCCCACATAAAAGCCGTAGAGGATGGCCTGGAGGAGCTCCTGGCGCATCTGGTTGAAATTGCAGGCTTTGAGCGTTTCCGCCACAAAGTCCGCGACCTTCTGGGCCTGGCTCACGGCCTTAGGCCGGCCCACGGTGGAGACCTCCTCGCCGGGCAGGACCTCCCAGTCTTTACTGATGACCGACAGATACCGCGACTGGAGCACGGCCCCGGCATGGGGGTCCCGGTCCACCTCGTCATAGAGCTTGAGCCCCTTTCCGGCCGCCTCTGGTTGCAGGGTGGGGTCCCGGTTTTCGAGGCGGTTCAACCACCCGGAAAAGATGTCGATATCCTTTGACGCGGTGGCTATTTCGTCCGCGACAGGCTTTTTCGGCCGGATCATGTCATCAGCCATACACCCTCCCATCCCCCATAAAGCCCTCCATTCGGTTATAAGCCCTTGTCTTTCGGGTGGATTCGTATTCAATGGGGCCTCTCGGGTCGCCGGCCGCATGCCGGGCCAGGGCCAGGGCCCAGAACCGGTCGGAATGGCCGTCCGGGCCGGTGTCGGCCTCAAAGCGGAGGTTTCCGGCGGCGGTTGTGATCTTTCGGATGCCGCGCAGGTCGGCCCGGATCTTATCGTCTTTCGGGATCCGGAGATTCTTATCTTCAAAGGCGGCCCGCACCGGATAGGCCAGCGCCTCTTTGACCGGGGCGGTGAAACGGACCCCCTCCACCTTGTATTCCCCGTATTTCTGCTTAGCCCTCTCCGAAAACTGCATGCCCAGGCCCGTGTCGTCGATACAGCAGCGCCTGACCTGGGGCAGGGCCAGGAGCGGGTACAAGATCTCCTCCTGGCCGGAAAAGGGGACGTTGTGCATCTCATAGACCAGGCGGGTCAGCATCATGCCGGCCACCGGCTCCAGGACCCAGATGACCGTTAAATCGTGTTTTCGGCCCACATCCACGCCTACGTATAAATCCCTCGTTTTTCTACCGTCCGGACCGGTACCGTCCAAGGTCATCTCCCACGCCTCGCCGCCCCGGTATTCGCAGCCGGCGATCAGGTCGTAAGACAGAAAAGCCCCCTCATCGTCGGCCGGCACACACATATATTCCTGCAAAAACTGCTCTTCTGAGGCGCACCCGGACCGGATGAAGTCAAAGTACTCGGGCTCATCCATTTCAAACCGTAGATCGCCGTCGGGCAGGTACTCCTGGAGCTTGTACAAAAACCCCTGGTCCAGGGCGTCCTGAAGGGTCACCGTATGGAGAGAAAACCCTTTGGGGTTGTTCCGGTGTTTGACATCCTCCACCAGTTCGTTGAAAAAATTAGCCGATCCCCGGTGGGTCGATATAATCTCTAATTCGCCGCCCCAGGTGATGCCGGGATACGCAATGGCGTAGAGTTTCCGGGGGTCTGGATGGAGCGCGAACTCGTCCAGTATTCGACCCCCTTTCTTTCCGGCCTGGGCATCCGGGTTGCTGCTCATGGAGTGGATCCGCTTGCCGTTCGAGCATTGGAGCACATAGGCGCTGATCCGCCTGTCTTCGTCGATGATGGAGAGCCCCAGGTCCTTGGCCGCCACATTCAGCAGTTTGGCGAACCGCACGCAGTCTTCCAAAAAGAGCCTGGCCTGGATCTCGTCCCGACTCGACACCCACTGGTCGTTCCGGTTCTCCCTGGGCGCGGTCTTTTCCACGGCCCCATAGGCCGTGCCCCAGGAGATCCCGATCTGCCGCGACTTCTCCATGAGCTTCAACCGCGAATGATCATCGATCCATCGCTGCTGATACGGCAGGAAAACCCTGTTCGGCGTGTCCGGAATATTTTTCGCGTTGCCTTTCATAGGGGGTTGCGCGTTACGGGTTACGGGTTCAGGGATCGCAGATTTTAGGTTGATGTTCCGCGTTCCGCGTTAATCTTCAATATTCCGCGTTAATCTTCAATAATCAATAATCAATATTCAATGTTAGAGGTACTGTTCCCTCAAGGCCCGGATCTGCTCGGCGCTGGCGCCTTTTTCCACGGCCTGGGCCGCGTCTTCCAGGGCCCGGTCGCGAATATCCTGATCCCGTTTCACATTTTCAGAGGCGGCCTTTTCCAGCTTTTCCAGGGCGATGCTCAAATCCCTGAGCATGCGCGGCTGAATCGGTTCGGTCCCGTCTGCCATCTCCATCGTGGCCTCAAAGGCCAGGGTCCGCACCATTTCGTTCAGGAGCTTCCCCACCTCCCCCTGGGGTTCGGTGCCCAGCTTTCCGATCCACATCTTGGCGATCTCCCGAGACTGGCGCAGTTTGGCCCCCACCTCATCCATTTTCCGCGAATAGCGGTTGACCGCACTTTTGCTCAGCCTCTCCGATGCCCCTTCCTCTTCCAGGATCCCGTTGATCCTTCGGGTTGCCTCTAACTGGGTGACCCTCGGGTCCCGGAGCAGCTCCTGGAGCCGGTCGCGGATATCGTCGGGCAGACGGTCGATGGACGATGCCTGTGCCATCATTCGGGCCTCGGCCGCCGGACGCCCGGCACGACCATTTTGCCGGTGGCCGCGTCCACGCCAGGCCCGGTGATCCTGGCCACCTGGACGCTGACCACCTCATCGATCTCGATCAGCCCCTGATCCCTGAGCCAGGCCAGGTCCGTCCGGATCCGGTCCCGGCTCACGTTGTGTCCCAGGGCCTCTAACATGGACTGGAGCATGCTCTCGTTGAGGGTGTAGCCCGGATCCTCATTGAGACACCGGAGGATCACCAGGCGCCGGTCCGCTGTAACCATCTTGTCGAATCGCATCTATCGCTCCCTCTTGATGAGATATTCGTTCATCAAATCGACCGCCCGGTTGATCCCGGTCAACCGGCCCTTGATCTCGCTGATCTCGCCGCTCATCCGCTCGATCTGCTCCACCATCCGGCCTGACTGGTCGTGGGACGGGTGGGATTTGAGCAGACTGATATCCCGTTCGTGCTCGTCGATCTTCTCGCAGGCCGACTCGATCTTGTCCAGGGTCTCGTTGTGCCGGCGGTTGATCCACAGGTAAGTGGCCACCAGGGCGTTGAAGATCCATTGGCCGATGTCGGCCCAGAATTTGGCGGAGGCGTAATCGTCGATCACGACTTGGCGCCCTCCACCCCCTGGCGCAGGAAAATCCCGATAATCGATGTCACGGCCAGCTGGATGGCCCCATCAGCCCCCATCGCGCCGGTCATAAACCCCTGGGCAGCGGCCACCAACCCGGCCAGCCCGGCCCAGAACGTCTTCTGTCTGTACCATTTTTTTTTCATGATTTCCTCGTCGCGCGTTACGGGTTGCGCGTTGCGGGTTTTTCACGCATCACGTTTCACGTTTCACGCATCATTTTCTTCAAAATACGTCTCCGGTTTCGGTACCCGGGTCTTGAGCGCCTGGATCTGCTCCAGGGTGGGGCCCTCCTCCCCGATGTCCCAGTCCTTGATGATGCTGATCACCCCGGGGATCCCGTACTTCATGATGAGCTGGATAATGCTCAGTATAAATGCTAATGTCGTCTCCATCTGTTCTCCCCTCAAATCTTCAATATTCAATATTCAATATTCAATTCAAAAGCGGTTCCACGTATCCCAGGAACACGCCCAGGAGCCTGGACACCTCGGCCAGGGCCGCACTCAGGGCCTCCTGATCTTCGAGGCTTCCGGTCTTCTGGTACGATTCCAGGGCCTCCACGGCCATATGGTACCCGGCCCAGAAATAGCTGCCGTACTCAATCGCCTTGGGCTTGGCGGCTTCGTCGATCGCCCCCTGGACATAGAGATCCGCCAGGGACTGAAACGCCACGTCATAGGTCGCGGCCGCCGCGCTCAGGGCCTTGTAACCGTTGGTCAATACGGCGGTTTTCTCGTCCTGTGTCCCGGCGCACCCGGTAGCCAGGATCGGGATGAGCAGCAGCAAAATCCAAAGGGCCTGTTTTCGTTTTTTCATGGTTCTCTCCTTGAGGTTCAGGGGTTCAAAAGGGTTCACGGTCCAAAGGTTTTCACGTTTCACGTTTCACGTTTCACGTAAACCGTATGCGGATGCACCTGTAAATGAATATGGCGTCCCCGGCCCGTATTGTGCCAGATGGCGCACCGCTTCCACGGCCGGTCTGTGTCATAAAGCCAGTGGTCATTGGTATCGTCCACCACGGCCTGGGGGTTTTTGTAGATCCAGGACCGCACGTCCATGCCCCGAAAGGGTGAACAGCTATGCACCGACGCATAGTCCCTCGCCTCCCACCCGCAGGTGAACACCGTCTCCGAATACCGGACGCAGAACCAGCACAAAAGCTCGATCAGCTTCGGGTGGGCCGGGTGTGTCAGCAGGCCCTGGAGGACGGTGTGGTTTTTGATCTTGAGGCTCATGGGTTTTCGCCATGCCCTATGCGCTAACATTGAATATTGATTATTGAATATTGAAGATTAACGCGGAACGCGCAACCCACAACCCCCTATAAAAGACAAAGCCCGGCCGTTCGAGGTTCAACAGGGTCTCGAAAGGCCGGGCTTCAGAGTAGGTAGGATAAACGATAAAACGCCCGATTTATTAAAAGGATGACTGATTCTAAATTATCCGGTTGATGATGTCAAGCGGTTTTCGCATAGCGCATGGTGCGTGGCGCATGGCGGGCCGCTTGGCGCTATGCGCTTTGCGCTATGCACTTTGCGCCTAAATGGCCTCCACCTGCCGGTAGATCTCGTCCAGGCTCTCCCGCATCTGGTGGAGGGATATGACGAAATCATCCCAGGGCGGCCCCTGCCGGTCGTCCTCGTGGGCCAGGTACGCCACGGCCCCCAGGATCCCGGACAGCCGCGACAGGGCCATCAAAGGCTGGTTCTTCCGGCACTCCCGGTCAACGGTCTCTTGGGTGATCTGGGTCATCGGGCACCCCCTTCCGCCCTCATGGGGAGGCGGGGCTGGACCAGGAGGTTTTCGATGAGGGTTTCGCGGATCATCTTGTCCCGCTTGTTGGCGATGACCGGATCAAAGTGGATATCCACCTGGCGGAGCCGGCGTTCCAGACGCTTGATCTGATCCTGGGGAACCTGTAAAGCCCTGGCCGTCTCGATTTGTGACAAGCCCATCCTCCGAAAGTGGATGATCTTGGCGATTTTGTCCCGGTCAAAGTCCCGAAGCACCTCGGCCAGGGCAATGCCGCGAAACATGGCCTCCCGCCGCGCATGGGCCAGCAAAGCCTCAAGCTGGTTGGGGCCCAAATGCCTCGGCGTGCCATAGGACCCGGTCATCATGACCTGGTAAAGCACGTCCTCTGCCCAGTCCCGAAAGAGCCTGGCCCGCGATCCCTGGGCTCGCATGGCGACGCGGATCACGCCGCGATAGGAGAGGACCAAAGTGTTTGGATTTCCACGAGTTCTTTTCTGTAGGATAACCCGACGGTAATGTTTACCCGCCTTGAGTTCGCCGGATTCCTTCAGTCCGCCGATCAGATCCCGAATGTTCTTGACGCCCATCGCCTCGCCCGCCTGCTGTGCGGTGACCCATTTGCCGCCATCCCTCTCGATCAGAGAGAGCTGGTACGCCTTGCCCTGTGCCTCGAATTTGACGACGTTGCCCATAACTGCCTCCTTTGAAATTTAAGCTATCCCGGGTGACTCCCCGCTCAAAATAAAAGTTCCCGAGACCTGCTTACGCTCCAAAGGTAGCGCCCCCGCCCTCGCGGATACGGGGAGTCTCGGGATAAATTGGTGGCATAAAAAACCGCCCAGACGGGGGCGAGTGCCGCCTTCGGAATTTAAGCGCCCCCATCTAACGCACACTTTCTTCATTTTGTCAAGCCTTTTTTTCATCCAACTTCCTTGAGCCTAAAGCCTGATGCCTGGCGCCTCATCTAACCTATACCCCTCAATCTCCCCGTCCACAAAGCGGACCATCAAAACACCCGTAAACCTACGCTGTTTCAAGCGCCTATATGCCGCCCTCCAAAAAAACACATCCCTCTGCCTCTCCTCAATCCGCCCGGCCGCTTGATCGGCCCGCAAATCCGGTCTCTCTTTCATGGTTCTCCTCAAGGGTTCAATGGTTCACGGTTCACGGTTCAACGGTTTTGCACGCATCTCGTTCCTCAATGGGGCAGGATCAGCGGCGCCCGCTCTGGCACCACGATCTTTTTTTCTTCGCCGGCCTGGGGATGCCTCAAAAAATAGGCGGTCACCGCATGGATGGCCCCGGTCAGGGCCTTGAGCGCCCATTCCGGGTCTGTCGGAAAATGGTTTACCTGCACGTGGCCGCTACGCATCATCACGACCTCCATCTGAAACAAAGGCTGGTCGCCGTCCGCTGCCTTTGCCTGTCTCATGGCCTTAGCCTTTTTCTCACTCATCACGCACCTCTCTGATTAGGGTTCAACGGTTTTGCGCGCATCCAGTTTCGAGTTTCCAGTCTCAAGTTTCAAGCTTCGCCCCCACCGCCTCCGACAAACTCCCTTTCCCGATGCTCTTCAGATACTCGGCCGCGCTCACAAAATCCCCGGCATCCTGCCCCTCTTGTTCCGCGTTCCGCGTTCCGAGCTCCGCGTTCCTCATCTCCCTTTCCTTCCTTTTACTTGCCTCCCTGTTTACTTCCTGCTGTAACGAAATAATAACCTTTTTCAGATAGTTATGGTTCTCAAGCGGCTGCGAGAAATGCTTGTTGTTTACTACCTTGAGGGCCTCAATGACTACCTGACTACTTGCCGAATACTTGCGCTTCTGATACGCGAACTCGCCGGTATCAAACAGCCTGGACACCTCTTTCAAAAGCCTCAAAATCTTCTTGCTCTTTATCCGAAGCGGCCCCACCCCAAATTTCTCCACATACTCGAACACCAGCCGCCCCTGCCCCCCGAACCCGGGCAGGAGCCCGATGATCTCCCGCCACTCCTGGTCCATCATGGCCTCCCGGACATCAAAGTCACCACCGCAAATGGGACACCGCATCATGTTCCTCCAGAACGCATAGCGCATAGAGCAAAGCGCAAAGCGTCTATCCGCCATGCGCCATGCGCTCTGCGCTTTGCGCTTTGCGACTTCGGCCGCCCGCTGATCTCCCGCCCCTGATCACAGTCCCGGCAGGCCAGAAGGCCGCCTGTCCAGACGTTAAAACCCCCGCCCTGGACTAATTTCGGCGCCTGACGCCCAAGACACACGGCCCGCCGCATGGTGCATTGAAACCGCTCGCAGGTGAAATAATCATTTCCGCTTAGGATCTCTTCCGCCGTTTCCATCCAAACACACCTCCGTTAAAGACTTGGCGCGATCCGGCGCCTTGCAGTCCACACACGGCCGCAGTCCCAGCCGTTTCTGTTCGTTACAGTGCCACACATAATAGTGCACCCCCTCATTGTGGGGACACTCTACCAGTCGCTCGTCTCGTCGCTGCATATCTCCCTCGCCAATTCCGGGGTCAAACAGGTCACCACCTTCCCGGCCTTCTGATCCACCTTGAACACCACATTCTTATCCGGGTTCCAGTAGAGGGCCAGGACCCGCTGCCGATACCCTTTCGGGGTAAACAGATCCCGCTGCTTCTGGATCCGAACGGAGCCCTCAATGATCTCATTGAGCTCCCGCACGCTGGGCAGCTGGGGCGCCACCCGCTCCTCCCACCGGTCGTTAAAGTGCATCGTCGGGTAAAATAGCATCTACGGCCTCCCTTTTGATCCGTGCCACCTTATTCTTAAGCCCCTCCACCCGTTCCCGGATCTCCGGGTACACGGGCGAGGCCTCCAGCGCCTCGATCTGCTGGTCAAACCAGGTGCTGATTTTTTCCATGTCCTCGGCTATCATCTGGCCTCCGTAATCGCTATGCGCCATGCGCTTTGCAACTAAGCGCTCCTTTTATAATAGGTACCGAACCCCCTGAACTTGGCCTTCTGCTGCACCACATTCACCAGATGCCCCAACTGCCGGTCATCCAGCCACCGGGGCTCGTTCACCCGAAACAGCTTCCAGCACAGCCCTCGGAGCGTCTTTTGCGCATACCCCATCTCGGCCCACATGGCGTAGACCATCCGCACCTGGGGATCCGCGTCTTCCCGAAACCCGTATTCGATCTCCGGATCCCCCTTTTTCCAGTTCTTGACCTCCCTGGGCACCCCCGGCGCAAAGATCCGTTGACCCTGTTTCCTGAAATGCGCCAACACCTGGTGCCGCTCCCACAAGGTGAGCCGGCTCAAGCCCGTGACGCGCCGCCCCGCGATCTCCGTCATGAGTCTCAGCCAGACCTCCTTATGATCCTGATACGGCATCCCCACCGCCGCAAACGCCCGATGGAGGAGGGTGTTCTGCTTCTTGTAGATTTCAGATGCCTTTCTTACCGTTTTCAACCGCTGAACCTC